TCTAAATCCCATGCTAATCTCATAGGATAAGGTAAATCTAGAGTTACTAGATAATCTGCTCCAGTAATAGTAGGAGTTCCGTAAGCTTTAATAGTTTCTTTTGTAGTTAACATATTATTTAGATTTATCCTTTTCTTCTCTAGCTCTCTGAACGAATATAATTAAATTCTTCCATAGGTTTTTTCCTGTAACTGCATGATAGGATTCGTTAATAGATTTTCCTTCAGTAATTAAGCAGAAGAGAGTAAATCCTTTAGTAAGTAAGAATTCGATATTTGTATAGTTCTTTGAGATATCTACTAGGATAAATTTCTCAGCTAGGAATATCATTACTATAGCTCCTACATAAAGAAGAGTTTTAGTAATCGTATCAGACATTCTGCGAGATTTAATAGCTTTCCATCCTGATAATCTTACTACCTTCCAAAGCCCGAAATATAAATCTAGAATAATAGCTCCAAAAGTAATAAGGATAAGAGGAGTAATAGGAGCTATCATAGTAGCTATAGAAAGCCCTAAAGCAGTTAAAAAGCTTTTCATACTGAATATTTAGATAGTTCCGTTAAAGTCCAAATTTCTACTTCTTCATCGTTCCAGTCATTAACATAAGTAAATCCTGAAAGAGTTACTGCAAAGTTAGTACTATCCGTTACTAGGTTTACTAGTACTTCGCACGTTTTAGAAGCTATAGTATCTAGAATAGTAATTACTTCTACTCTAGGATTTACTATTTCTACATTAAATTGATCGAATTTATAAGTCATAATTTTAAGATAAAGTAGTACCTGTAACAGTACATATACGAACGTAAATAGTTAAATATGCTGAAGTTTTAGATCCTGTTTCTAAAGGTTTTCCTCCTAAATCTGCTATAAAAGAATTCGTTCCATCGTAATCCGTAGATAAGTGAAAGTATCTTTGAGTACTCCCAAAGTTAAAAGGAGCGTAATTCATTCTATAAGGCTTTTTACTGAAGTCTAGAAGGTTAATCATTTCTCTAGCATTCCATAAATACCATGTAGTTAATCCTCCGATAGAAGAAGATAAATATAAATCTATAGAAGTATTCCAGTTTCGATAAGTAGATGCATCCCCTTTATAGTAGCAAAGTACAGTAGAGTTATCATAAGTACTCCAGTCTATTACTATATTATTCGCATAAGTTTGAGTTCCTGCAGTATCAGTAAATCTATTAGTATTCCCAAAAGGATTATTTGAAGCTAAAGTAGTAAAGTTTGTTAAACGACCTCTAGTAATATCGTCTCCTGTTCTATAAGAGCTTGTTTGACCTGTTTGTAATAATGGAATACCTACAGGAGCAGAAGCAGGAGTACTAGAAGCAGATTTTATATATAAATCTCTCATAGCTGAGTAATATTTAAGTTAATTACTGAAGCAGTAGAAACTGAGATATTTATAGTATCTCCGATAGCTATAGAAGTTCCTAGAGTATAAGCAGAGCCATTCTTCAAAATAGTAGTAGTAGGAGAGTTCTTTACATTCGCTACTGAATCAATACTTAAAGCATAAGGAGCATAGATATCTACAGTAGTAGAATCCATTAAATCAATAGTCCATAAAACAGGAGCTAATAATCTTAAGCTCTGAGAAGCATCAAAACCTGTAATAGATTTAGAATCAAAACTTACTCCGTTATATTCACTTGTTATTAGTAGATCGTTTGCTGATATTCCTGATGCTGAAGCTAGCTCCGATATTCTTTTGTTCTGCATTATTGATTTTATTTAGATAGATTTCTAATTTCTTTACATTCTCCTTCTTAGGCTTATAACTCATAAATACCATCCGTTTAGATAATTATTATATGCAGGAAAAACATCTCCTGAACTATTCGTATTATACTCAGGATAAAGATATCCGAAAGTAGAAATATGATCTAAAAATCTTTGAGTATAGTTTTGTGCTATTTGACGTTCTTTCTCTACTAGATAATCTACTTCTACTTTATCTACGTTTACTGCATTCTCAGAGCTATGCTTATAAACTCCTTTATTTGCTATCGTATAAGATGCGAAAGGAATATACTCTACCATAGCCCAGTGAATAAGCAAAGGTTTAATATAGTTAATTACTAGATGAAGATAAGGATTCTCTAAATCATCATTTAATATATCTTCCTGAATCTTCTGAAGTAGGTTCGTTCCTAGATAGTTCTGAACGTGAATGTCCTGAGCTATTTTTACGAATTGAATAAATTTATCAGTATCTACTGAACCACCTAAAGCAGTTAAAGATACTATGTCGTTTCTAGATATAAGTAGTGCTTCCATTATCGAACGTCTGAAGGTAAATTTTTATTATTAGGAGAAAAGCCTTTCAAAGGAAGGTTATTAGGATAAATAGATACTTCATAAGGATTCGTAACTTTATAGCCTTTTATCTCAGCTCTTCTAGTTCCTATTTCCTGATATCCTTCTTCTATTTTATTTAGATCTAGCATATAAGTAACTCTACTCCATTTATGATGACATCTAGCACCTCCTTTATATTTGAAAATATCATAAGTATTAGCTCCGAATTCTCCGAATCCTGCGTTAACTGCTCTTTTACTCATAGCATCTATATCTTCCTTTCTAAAGAGCCTATCTTCTTTAGCCATCATAGCTTTACAAAAATCTCTATCAGGTACTTTATTTCCTGTGTATTTATATCGAACTTTAAAGTATTTTAATTCTCCTACTTTCTTATCCTGAGAACTCTTTAATTTAGGTAAAGGATTTCCAGTTTGTACAAGGTTAATTAACTTGCTTAGAAAGCCTGTTTTAGGTTCTAGAGAATCTTCAGCATCTAGAAGAGCATTATCTAAATCTTCTTCATTATCTCCTACTTCTCTTTCATCTACTAAAACCCACTCTTCAGATAATTGATTTCTATCTACTTCATCTAGGATAAGTTGTAGATCATTCTGAGAGCTTAACTGAGTTTCTTCTACTTTACCTGAAGCATCCTGAAATTCTAAAGGTTTAAGAGTTTCAAAATATAGCTTAAGTTTGATTCCGTTATATGCGAGAATCTTATCATAAGCTTCAATAATTAAATCTTGATAAGGTCTAATAACCATATTATAATAAAGTACAAAGGAGTTCTTTAATTCATCTGCATTACTAGAGAATCCGTTACTAGAGCTGATACCAAATAATAGAGGAGAAGTTACATTATGTCCTAGCATGATTTTACGCATACATTCCTCCGATAGATATTCATAGTGCTGAGGAGCATCATTTAAAGGAATATCATCTATAGTAGTTTTTTGAGCATCTGAATGATTAAAGGAGATAATTACTCTCTTTCCTTTACTTCCTGTAAGCTTAGAAGTTACTTTAGCTTCCGTTTCATCCATCTGCTCCTCTGAAGGAATTCCATTATTAAAGTTAATTACTTTAGTTCCTGAGAATCCATTCTGAACTTCATTTATCAAATAATCTGCTATTTCTTCTTCTAGAACTGCATAAGGTAAAGCTCCCTGATAATCTACTAGAGAGAAGTACTTCATACCTACTGAGTAAGGTTGTACCATAAGAATCTCTAAAGGTTCGCTAGAAGTACCGAAAGCAGGAATTCGCTTAGGAGGAAATTTCTTAGTATCCTGCCAATTATCAGAATAGTAATAAGCTTCTATCTTTCCTTCTTTATTACACTTTTCAGGTCTAATTAAATGTACAGGTATATGAGAAGTTTTAGCAATAGTTTTACGATCCTTTGAATAAATTACTTGAATAGCGAACTGCCCTAGCATTTTAGCATCTACGATTTCTCTTTTCGTTTCATCTTTAGGAAAGAGAGTTATCATATTTGCGTAATCATTCGGCTTTGCTGAAGCATCTAAAGCTCTTAATCCTCTTCCGTAGATTAACTTAGAGATATTGTTAATTATCGCATTATTCGAAGGAGAGTAAGTATATCTATCTATCAAATATTGATAATAAGAATCATTTTCTCCATACGTTACCCAGTCTTGACGATTACTCTCCATTACTACAGGAGTTTCATAAGCACTAAGTTCTACTGAACGTATATTATTTGTATTATTCTCCATAAGTAAGGAAGTCGTTATTACTATTATTAGATTTATATCTATTCGCTCCATCTATGATATTAGGAGAGAATTCCTGCAGGTTCGTTTGAGAAGTTACAAAGATTCGATCTCTATAAGATTCTACTCCTTCTTCTCCATAAATTACTAAGTTATAGTATCTATTCTCTAGAAGTAAATCCTCAGTAGTAAATTCTACGATATAATACCATTCAGCGAATATAGTATTATCTATAGTAAAGGTTTGAATAGTCTTATTAGAATCATCCTGAAGAGTTAAATAAGTCATATAATCCTCTCTAGGAATCAATTTAAGTTCTTTTAAGCCAATATCAGGAGTTAATATAATCATATCTATTTAACTACCTTCTAAAGGTTTGTTCCAAAAAAAAAGGAGTAGAACTTAATCCACTCCTTCTAAAACGCAAGGTAGGTTATTATTCAGTTACGATAGTAGCTCCATCGAATAAATCAGATAGAGTAGATTCACTATCGCAATCTAGGAAATTAGCAGGTACATTTTCCATAGCAGTAAACGTCATATTATATCCGTTAAAATCTCCTAAAGCAGTTCCTGAAGAAATCGTTCCTGCAGTCATATCAGCTCCTCTTTCAAGTCCTACGATAAAGAACTGAAGAGAACGCGTACGCACTACGATATGAGGTCTTCCATAAGCCAAAAGTTTGATAGTCTTATGAGTAATAGGATCTTGTTTCTTAAGCTGAGCTACTACTACCTGCTCAAAATAAGTAGTACCATTATCGCGAGAAGTTTGAATAGTTTGTTCAAAAGAGTTCGCTCCTTTCAATTCATATTTGTAGAGTTCAGTAACTCCGTTAACATTTGTTATTAAATCCTCTAGTCCTACAGTAGAAGAATAAGTTACATCAGTAGGATAGTTAATTCCATAGTTAATAAAATAGATCGCATCTAATCCTGAAACTGAATCTTTGCATGATTCTAAACGACCATTTGAAATATCGCAAGCCATAGCTATATATTTTTTAAGTTAAAAAAAAGGGAGTAGGAATAGAACCCACTCCCCTATTATTTGTGGTCTAAATTAGTCGATAAAGTATACTACGCAATCTTCCAAAATTCCGATTTGAGTACCTGCAGTATATCGCATAACAAAACGAACATTTTGAGAGCCATCGATCATAGCCATATCAATAATTTTCACTTCCTGAGCATCTGAAAGAAGTCCAGTACCGAAGTACAAGTTATCAGAAGTAGTAGCTAGCATTTCATTGTTATTTAATCCGTTTGCTACGAATACAGGAACTCCATCGAAAGAAAGTCCTGCTCCTACTCCGTACCATTGAGTCCCTTGTGCGTTAGTACCTGCTCCTCCTACTCCTGCAGAAGCGAATCCACCCAAAGCACGAACATAAGCTCTAGCTACATTCTGAGATACATAAAGCTTCAATCCTTCTTTACCGTACAAACGAGCAGGAATAGCATCTACTACTTTGCCCATCTCAGCGATAACGTTAGAAGCAGTAATCGCAGAACCTGCTACTACTTGACCTGCAGGAATTCCTGTACCTGCCTGAGCGATAGCTTCAGTAAAGATACCTGTAAACTCTCCGTTGTTATCGTTATCTCCATGCCAGAGAGAAGTTTCAGTAGCTTCTGCTACTTGTCCTAGCATACGAGCTAAAAGAAAATCCTGAAAAGATTTAGGAAGTACATCATAAGCTGAATATCCCATTTCGATAGCATCCCAATCGGTGCGGAAATCCTGCTTACACAAAAGAACGTTTACATCTAGTTCTTTAGGTTGAATAATTCGTTCAGTCAAAGTAATATTTCCTGATGCAGTAAAATCGCATGAAGCATCTTTTACCAAAGAATCAGAATCAAAACGTTTGATAGTTTGACGATACTTTACGTTAGGAATAACTGATACTCCTCCGTTTTCGATAGTGTTAGCAGAAAGGAGAGCAGAAGCAATATATTTACCTGCTGATTCCCCTCTGTACGTTGACGTAATGTCTAAAGTTGTTGCCATTGTTTATAAATTAAGTTATTTAATACATTTTACCTAAAACTCTATCAATAGAGCTTTTATTTTTGTTACCTGAGTATCTAAATACTTCTACTTTCTCTTCATTCTCAGGATTATAAGTAATCGGAGAAACTGCAGGAGTAGATAGTTCTACTTTCTTAGATTCGATTTCTTTAGCTAGAGTTTCGTTCTCTTCTTTCAATTTAGATAACTCAGCTTTCAAAGTTTCGATTTCGCTAGAGAAGTGATGCTCTTTAACTACTGATTCAATAGTACGCTTAGGTTGTCTTTCAGTAGCTTCAGCTTGTGCTTCTACAGGAGCTTCTTCTTCTACTACTTCAGGAGCTTCTACTTCTTCTACTTCCATTTCTTTAATCTCTTCTATCATTCCCTCAGTAGCTACTACTAGAATCATTCCGTTCTCTAGTTCATATTCTCCTACAGGTACAGGAACGTTCCCATCGGGAGTTACTACATATACTTCCATTCCTGCTTCAAAAGAATCAGCTTCTAGGATAGTTACTCCATCAGCTAACTTCATTTGTGCAAGTTCTACGATTACTGCTTTTCCTAGAATAATCTTTCCGATAGCAGATAGTTTTTCTTTAGTTGTCATCTTTATTTTAATTTACTAATTGTACTTTTAATTACTGAAGGATCTCCACTAGCTATTAAACTTCTTACATCTTTTGCTATTTGAGTAGTATTAAAATCTATTCCTAGTTCTTTAGCTTGAGTAAAAGCTTTTTGATAAACATCCATTAACTGATTCGCTTCATTAGAATAATTATCTCCTTGAATAATAACTAATCTTCTAAAATCTGCGAATTTTTGATAGCTATCATTAAACTCTTTGTAAGTATTTTTCGATTTATCTAATAGTTGCTTTAAATCATCTATCAAAGCTAAATCTACTTTAACCTCTGCTAGTTCTACTTTACTTTCAATCTTCGAAAGTTTGTTTAGTACATTTTTGTTCATAACTAGTTAACTTATTTGATTTTTATTGTTCCATTTTTA